ATCACGTCCTGCTGGAACATCCGCTCCTTGTCGCCCCGCGGGGCCTCCATGATGTTCTCCCGGTTCTCGATCCACGTCTTGGCGGCTCGTCTGACCGCAGACTTGTCCTTGTAGCTGGTCGTTTTTTCCTGCCCTTCTCTGGCTCCGGTGCGGAATATCTCCTCGGTCCGGGTCGCAAAATCCAACATCTGTTGAGGGTCATTGATGAACTGATCAAATTCCTCTGGGGACAGGTTGAGATTGGTGACGTCCGTGCCGTGATCCCAGTAGACCGGCTCCCCCTTCTTCATCTTGCGGACGGACTGGTCGTTGGTGTATTCCGCCACCATGGCGTCACGCAACTTAACAAACTGCTCGGCCTCAAGGTCCGGTGCATGGATGAAGGACCATCCCAAGATCCGGTTCCACGTCCGACTGAACCACAGGTCTGCGGTCAGGGTGGTGTAGTCCCCATGCAGGTTGTTGATGAAGCTGCCAATCTTGGGCCCGAAGACCATCCAGCCAGTCACCTTTTGCGCGGAGGCTCCTTCGACCTCTAGTGGCTTTCCCTCAAACCACAGACTCTTGGTCTTCTTGAGGTAGGCGTTGATGTTGCCAACGGTGTCGGACTTATTGAAGAATTTCCGCAGGTCAGCGTAGGCGTTGTTGGCCAGCAGGGTCTCCAGCTTGAGGTAGTTGTTCTCAATGGCGACCGTCTTGCTGCCGAACGTCCCGGTGACTGGCTCCACCGCCTGGGTGATGGTCATCCCTCCCTTCCGCCAGACCGAGTAGACACGCACCGCCATGACACTGTTGTCGGTCACGTTGTTCCCTTGGCTGGCGATGCCCAGCAGGGCGTCAAAGATCATCGTCTTGTCGGCATCGAAGTCCGGCCCATTGACGTCCAGTTCGCTAAACATCTGGGCGTAGATGGCCTTGGCCGCCTTTAGGGCGCGGTCATACCACCCGATGGCAGATCGCTTGCCCGTCTCGATGGCTTTATTGACGTGCCATGCCACCTCATCCACGATGGTCTGGCTGACCAGCTTCCCGGCCTTGGCCGAGTAGTCGCCGGGGGCGATCAGCCCCTGCCGGGCACTCCAGTTCTGGAGCGACCAGACCACATTGGTCACGCTGGCGACGAACCTCCCCTTCTTGGTGGTCACCCCTTCCACGCCGAGGTCCACCTTCCCCTCCATGAGGGGGACGGCGCTCTTGAGCTTCCCGTTGGCCGGGTACAGGGCATCTGCCACGATTCCGGCTTGCTCATCGCTCAGTCCGAATCGCTTGGCGAAGAGGTCGACGTTGAATCGATAACCCTCTGCTCCGATGGCTTTTGCATATGGGGCGACAAGATCACGAACGACTCGTTCAAATAGGGATGCCCCGGTGGGAGTGGCTTGAAGCCATGCTTCAGTCCTGCTTCCTCCATTGCCTTTCGAGAAATTGGTTTGGGTTTCATCTAGATCAGTTGATACAAGTTCTTGGTGGGCTTCCGTCAATCCGGCCGCCTTCTGAATGTCTGCGATTGATTGGGTGAAAGCAGGCAGTGCAGCCTCCTTCCCAAAGAAAAGAAACTGAACTGACTTGCCGTCCCTTGTGGCGGAAAAGTCGAGACCCTGCCCCCTCGCAGCCGCATGAATAAGTTGGATCTGCTGCTCGGACAACCTTTTTTTGGATCCCACATAATACGCAGGAGTGCCCTCCGTAGCGCTTGGGTTGGGCCGGCCTACCACCGTGGCGTCCTGAGCCCATGCAAACCCAAGCAGGGCTCCTGCCTGCTTGGCCTGCTGGTCCGTCATGTTGTCCCCGTGGATGACAAACGAAGGTTCCCTATTCCCCAGCCACGTCCCAGTAATTGGCTCCACTTGAAGACCAGTGATGCCGAACAGATCTTTGAGGAGGGCTCTGGCCTTCCCTGTCTTGAGGATCTTCCCAGCCTCCACCCCCACCCGGTCCAGCCGCGGCTTGTTCTGGGTAGGGTGCGTCACCGGGCCCGGCAAGAGTCTGGATGGAATCTTCCGCAACTCATCCTCCACTTCAGTAATCCGCTCCGCATTGAGTTCCGGCTCTTCCAGTAGCCGCTCCAATTCCTGCTGAAGATCAGCCTTCTCCTTCGGGCTGGTCGCCAATCCACTCGGCTTCCACCCATAGTCCCCGGGACGAGCACCCAGCACCAGCCATGAACCCCGCACAGAAAAGGATCCGACAGTTGAGTCGGGTTGCGTGTCCGCCGGCGGCAGCGGTTGTCCATTCTCCTCGAGGATCTTGACCAGCTTATCGTCGAAGATCACGTAATTACTGGTGCCCTCTCCGCGGGCGCGGCTGTCTCCATCGAGGTAGCGGATCCCGGCGATGCCGGCCTTGTTGAGCAGCATGGACGCCTCCTGCGGTGGAGACAGGTCCTCGTTCTCATCGAATAGCGGCCCCTCGCTGGCGTACTTGGTGAGGCTCCGGTAGAGCTGCTCCCCCGTCATGGATTCCAGTTCCCCGTTGAGGAAATCATCGAGTTCCTCCTGCACCTGCTCGGGCAGCGTGAGCATAAAATCCCGGGCCAGTTGCCGGATCTTATCACCCTGCTCGTCCAGACGCTTGTCCCAGTCCAGCAAGTCCTCCTGCTCCAGCATGATCTCGACCTGGTAGAGGTTGCCCTTGTTGGCGCTCTCAGTGATGCGCTCCACCAACTCGCGGACGTTCTCCAAGGTTTTGGCGTCGATGTTGTGCTTGGGCTTGAGCATTTCATACATCACCCGCTCCGCGCCTCGGTCGATGTAGTCGGTGATGATATTCATGGCTGCCCGGCTGATCGTCGACCCCGCCTTGGTGGCGGCCGGACCTTCCCTGCCCCCCTGTGAACTCCACACCTCTCCATCGAGTACGAACTCCTTGCTCAGGATGTCCCGGTAATGCTCCGCCAACCGTTTCCGCTCCGCGAAGTAGAGCCCATGGCCGAACATCTGGTTGCCCTCCCCGGTGCCGATGTAGCGTGACCGGAATTTATCCACCTTTGCCCGGGTGCCATGCCAGGCTCCAATCGAGAACGAAGTTGGCCCGATCATCTCCACGTCCCCGGGCAACAGGAAGCGCCGGGAGGTGTCCGCCGGCTGGGCGCGGCTCCCCACACTCATGCTGCTCGTATATGAGTCCGCCTGTGAGTCAGGCGGCTTGATCGTCGCCTCCGTCGCCTCCATCTCCTTGGTCAGCTGGCTGTCGTAGGTGTCCTGCTCGGTCAGGCCCACGCTTTGCCGGATCATGGTCTCGAGGTCGTCCAGTTGCCCCGCATCGCGGGCCTTCATCAGGCGCACCATTTGCCCCAGCTGGGCCCGCAGATGGTCGTAGTATTCCTTCACCTTCTCGAAGGCTCCTGGTGTGACACCGTCCGTCTCGGCCTTCCGCAGCCTCCGGCGCTGAGCACGTAGGTTCGCCAAGGTGTCCGCCCTCGCTCCCTTGGTAATCGCGTTGCCTTTACTGTTCTTGGTGCCACTGGCGTAGAGCCGCACGATACTTGACCACGCCTCCGTCACCCCGAGATCACTATCCACGAATAGGTATTTGTCCCCCGTGGCCGTCTCGATCCGCTTGATGATCGCCTTCATGGTGTCCTTGCTGATCTTGCCAGACAGCACCGCTTCCCGGTAGTCGTTCTCGACCTGCTCCTCGAGTAGGTCCAGCGAGTCTCCTTTGGCCAACACTAGAGAGAGGCTGCGTGCCACCCCCTCCCGCACCGCGGTAACACTCGTCCCGAAAACTTCCATCTCCGCCAACGCATTGCGGCTGTCAGGGTTGAGTCTGTCCCGCTCCAGCACCTCCTTGCCGAGGCTTAGCCGGTACTGGTCCGCACGCTCCCAGATCCTGACCACGTCCATCTCATATCCGGCGGCCGTGGCTTTCTCCAGTTCCTTGAGCAGGTCCGATGTTTCATTGGTCAACCTGATGGTGCGGCCCGGCTTCATCATTTCGATGTGCTTGTCGAGCGCATCCAGATAGGCCTCCTCTTTCAGCAGGCCCCGCTCCAGCATGACTTGCCTCATGGTGGTCGCCGCCTCTCCGGCCGTGGCCACGGACAGGGTGCTGCCGGTGGTGGCGTCCTGTACCTCGAACGTGCCGGCGTCGGTCCGGCGAATACGGATCCCGATGGCCTCGGCCTCCGCCACTTGGGTCTGCTCCCACTCGGCCTGCTGTTGAGCCTTGGCGGCCACGCTCTCCGCGGCTGCCTTGGCCACCGGGGTGCTGGCATCCCGGGTCGGGAAGGATTCCTGATAAGCCCCCAGCCGCTCTTCTGCCGGCATGGCGGCGATGATGATGGCCTGCTCCGGCTTGATGCCCATCGCCTTGGCCCAGTCAGGATCCGCCAGCTTGGCGATCATCAACTCGCGGGCCTGCTGGGTTTCCACCACCCCGCGGACCCCCGCCGGTAAAAAGGTCAGGGCGGCGACAACGGCGTAAACGTCGGGACGCCAGAGCCCCCCGAATTCCCCCTCCGCTTGGAACCGCTCGAGCTCCGCGGTGAATTGAGCCTGCTGCGGCAGATCCAGCCCCAGCGGTCCGGCGAGTGCGGCCGTGAACATAGGCGCGGCGGCCTGTGCGATCTCCTCACTATATTCTGCCAGCTGAACCGTGGCCATCTTGCCGGCGATCCCGAAGGCCATCCCCGTCTTGCCGGCCACCAAGGCCGGAGTGGTGAAGGCCAGCTTGCTCGAGAGTTGGCCCAGCGTGGACTTGGGCACGAAGTTGAACAGGAACGCCGCCCGCTCCCATGCCGCCTGCACGGCCCCGGTGATCTGTGATGCCTTGTGAGCCACGTCCGGCTTCACACCGAGGCCCACCTGCCGTTGAAACTCGGCATCAGCATAGCCCCCCTGGGCGATGAAGCCGCCCACGTAAGATAGCGCCATGGGAGCCATGGCCCCGATGCTGCCACCCACCCCGATCCCAATCTCCTGCCCCACTCCGGCGGCCTTAATGGGGGAAATATTCCCCTCGAGAATACCCACCGCCTGACCGGCCACGGCGTTGCGCACCATCGCCTTGTCGCTGATGGCACGGAGCTCCTCCTTCTCGGCCGCCGTGGCGGGACGGGTGCCGAACATCAGCTTGCCGGCCACGTCCGGGGCGATCATGCCGGACTGCAACTCGAAGACCTGCTGCATGGTCTGGCCGGTCGGGATCAACATCTCACCGTCAAGCCGCTGCTGGAAGCGGCCAATGTCAGCCCGCTCTTTGTTATCAGCGAATCCACGCAGCATCCCCGTCAAAGAGCGGATGGCGGCCTCGGCCGTCTTCTCCGTCCCGTTGTCGGTGCTGGTAGGCGCGGCCTGCTTCTTCAGCATGGCCACCACATAGCCCCGCTCGTCCTCCGGCAGGGCGGCCAGCATGTCTATCGCCCCCTCGATGCCCTGCTGAGCTTCCTCACCAAACCGGGCCACCTTACCCTTGGACAGCATGCCGTAGATCTGGGTGGCCACCGGCCGCAGCCCTGCCACCTGCCCCTCCGCCTGTTGCCGCGCCACCAGATAGGTCTCCCTCAGTTTCCGCCCTTCCTCGGGGCCCAGCTTGGTGTCGGACCCATAAATGTCTGTCAGTCGGCTGGCCCGGGCGATGAAATCTTCCGGCTCCATTGTCAGGGCGTCCTCGATGCCGGACTGCTGCACGGCCTCCGACTGCACCCGGAAGGACCGGCGCTTGGTCTGCCACGCCTTGGCCTCCGTCATGAAGGCCTCGTCTGAGCCGACTCCCTTGCCCTCACCAAACGTGGAGACCGCCACGGCGTCACGGATCTTCTCCCGGCTCACCCCCTTGTAGGTAAACGCCAAGGGCCCGGTGCGGGCCTTAATGTACGTGTCCACCGTCACGGACTGCTTGGCTCTGGAGCGGGTCTCGTCATCCGGGGCCAGCCGGATGCTGGCCAGATCCTGACCGGCGGTGGTCTTGTCGAAGTCGAGCGTCAGGTCTTCCAGCAGTTGGTCTTGCCGGGTCCGCTGCTCGAGGTCCACCTGCCGCGGAGCCGAGACCCGGAAGGCGTCGTACTGGTTCAACTGGGCCTCGAAGAACGACTGCAACTCGGGAGGGGCGGCGGATGCTCCGCCGGCGGCACGGATGGACGCGGCTTCTTCATCCGTCAGGATGCCGGCGGGAGAGGGGATGTCGGTGGTCATGTTTATAATCTGGAAAGCCAGGCGCGGACTCCATCAGCCCATCCGCCGTTGGTGCCCTTGGGATCGTTTTCGGCACCGGGAGGGGCGTAGATGGCCCCGATCTCCTCGATGGTTTTCGCCTTGGCGTAAGGGCCCTCGGCCTTGGATAGGGTCTTGGCCTGCCGGAAGATGGAATCACGCACGGAGGGTTGCTCGGTGGGGCCGCTGCTGTCGCTGATGCCCATGGCGTTCCGCTTATTGCGGAAGGCATTGGACGTGCCTCCACCCGTCTCGAGCGCTGAGATGGCAGCCAGCACCCGCGGGTTGAGCCCATGCTCTTTGGCCGCATCGATATAGTCCTGAGCGTGCGGCTTCAGGCCCGCCGGTAGCGTGTCCTTCAGGCTGCCGGCCTCGCTGAACCCCCGCACGTTGTCGGTCTTACCGGAAAGTTTGTTACTGAGCCCAGTCCAGTCGACCGTACCAGTCGTGCCGGCCGGGGCAGTGGTTTGGCGATTCGCCGCATTCAGCAGGGCCGCCGCGTCCTCGGCGTTCATCGATTGGCCGGAGAGTTGGTAAATAGCCCCCGTGGCCTCCAAGCGCGTGGCGTTGGGGTGGTCCTTGATCCACTGCTTCATGGCGATGGCCGCATCAGCGCGGCGGGCCCGGGCCAGTTTCTGGCCCTCGACGTCAGTCACAACGGCGTCCTTCCCTATCAGACTTTTCCCCTTCATCGTCGTGGCTCCGAACCCCCCGTTGTCGTAGAGATCCTTGATGGATTCATCGACGTAGTCCTTCACGGTGCCGTTGATCCCGATCCCACCATCCCGCCACTTCTGCCCCAGCGGCCCGGTGATCTCCCCCCGTAGTTCGATGGGTAGCAGGCCGGCCTCCATGATGATGGCAGCGTAGGCATCTCTCGACGCCTTGCTGTCGCTGCCGCCGTAGCCGTCCCGGTCATAGGCGTCCACGGCCTCCAGCAGTCGGCCGAACCGTTCACTGATAACCTCCGGCCGGAGGGCGGTCTCCTTCATTGCGGCCGTGTTGAACTCCTTCAGCTTGTCCTTCAGGTAAAGTCGGTCGGCCTCGTTCACCCCTTTCGGGGCCACGCTGTTGATGACCCGGTCGATGTCCGTGTCCGTCTTGATATCCTGCTTGGCGATGCCGTCATAGACGGCCTGCTGCACGTCCGCGAACGTGTCCCGGCGCACCCCTCGGATGATATCCTTGGCACGCTCCTTCACCATGGGCGACATGCCGGTGCCGAACCCCTTCGCGTTGACGATTTTCTCTGCTTCGTCAGGGTCGTTTTGAGCCGTGCCCAGCACCCCTTCCAACGTCGTCTTCTCGTTGTCGGCCTCGTACTTCTTCTTCAGTTGCTCACCCCGCTCAGTGTATTTGATCTGCTCGAGCGCCACGTCCTCGTCCGTCAAGATGCCCAAGTCCAACCCTCCCTGAAGGTTGTCGGCGAACCCCTCGGGATCCTGCCGCTCCATGTTCAGCAGCAGCTGGTTCTTCAGCTTGGTGGTCACCTTGTCGAAGCTCTGCCGGGCGCTGTCCACCTTCACCTGCCCGGTCCGGTGGGCCTGCCAGCGGCTGAAGTCGGAATCCACCTGCTGCTTGGCCACGGGAGAGAGCGCCATCTTGCTGATGCGGCTCTGCGCCTGAGTCGCATACTCTGTGGCGATGCCCTCCCACTTGAGCTCGTCCGGCTCCTTCAGCATGGCCACCTTCATGGTGGACTCCGCCTCGGCCATGATATCCTGAGCCTCCGCCACCTTGGTCACGTTGATGGCCTGCATCTGCTTCACCGCCAGCTGTGTCAGGGAGCTGCCGGCGTCCGCGATGGCCTCGCCCATCTTCGCCTGCCCGAGGTCGGCCGCCATGGCACCCCGCACGTCCAGGGTGACCGCGCCCACCGCGGCACGGGTGTCGATGTTGATGGGGGCCCCGGCCCCGGGATCCTTCACCATTTCGCCGGGGGACGGCAGGAGTCGGGCTCTGTTGTTGATTGCCATGGGTCAGGAGGTCTTGGATGTCGCTGGTGTCTTGGGTGTCCGCGGAGTGCGGTTTTGGTAAAGGGTGTAGGCGTCCATGCCCATCTGACCGAAGCTGGATACCAGCCCGGCGTTGGCCTGCGCCCGCATGCCGGCGGCCTGTCCTTGTGCCCCGAAGCCCTCGAGCCGCGCCTGTGCCATCTTCAGCTTGGCCGCGGAGCGCTCGGCCTTGATCTGGATCCCGAACAGGCTGGCATTCAGCCCGGCCTGCCGTCCTTGCATCGCCTCGATATCCGCCTGCCGCTGGCCCCGGTTCCGGTTGATGCTGTCCGTCCACTTCATCTCCGCCTCGATCAGCGCTTGGTCTTCTGACGCACTGACAAGGAAGTCGAGCGGCGACCCGGTGGAAGCCAGCACCCCGGATTCCGACAGTCCGGCCCGCATCTGGCCGAAGTCCTTGCTGAACGCGTCCCGGCTCCGGCGGATGTTCTCCTGCGCCACCCGGCTCTCGGCCTCGACCTGTTGGCGCATGCCCTTGGCGTTGCGCTCATTGCTCACCTGCTGGGCCTTGGCGGCCGCCCGGTTGAGCCGCAGGCTTGCGATGGTCTGCTGGCTTTGCAGCATGGCCGCCTGCTCCTGCGCCTGCGCGTTGAGCATGCCGAACTGCTCCTGCGTGGCGGCCGCCTTGCGTTGGGCCGAGTAGGACATGCCTGCCCCCACGGCCTGAACCCCGATTGCGATTGCTGCTGCTGTGAAGCCCATAAGTTAGTTCAGGAAAAACATTGCCCGTTGAGGGGTGCCGCCGTCAGAAAATTGGAATCCCAGCCGTCGTAAAAGCCGAGCGATTGGGGACGGGGTGGCGACCCGGAAAACCTTGTATCGCGCCGGCGGATCACAGTGGTGCCCGGCGTATCGCATGCAGGCGGCCGCAGCCATCGCCAGCACAGCCCAAGCCTGTTTCAGGGTGAGGCCGGGCCGGGTCACCGGGTACTCCAGCCAGGCCACGCCGACTCCGTAGCTCTCATAGCACCACAACATCCCGATAGCCTCTCCGCCGGCATCTTCCACCACCACCCCGAGGGGCGGCAGCAGGGCCACCGGCAGGTCTTCGCCATGACGGGAAGACCACCATGCCTGAAGCAGCGGCAGGTCGTCCTGTTCATAGAAACGTGCCCGCAGCGCTCCCACGTCGAACCCCAGTTTGACCAACCGGGCCGGAGTTAGTAGTTTCGGATCAAGCTCCATCGATAGCGACCTGCATGACCAGACTCAGACAATTCAAGGGCAGCATTGTCTCGTTCTTCAGAGAAAGGGTGGTCGAGGCATTGTGCCTTGAGGCCACCGGCAGTTTCAGCTGTCCGGTGAACAGCGTCGGCACCGAGACCTGCCCTCCCCTGACGTTCATCGCGTAGTAGTCCGAGGTGGGTGAATCCGCGTACATGGGCGCACCGCCGGTCTGCCATAGTCGCAGGTCCACGTCCACCACCCGGAACCGCCGACCGGCCGAGGATCCCGTGTCCATCTGGAACTCGAGCGGCATGGGCTGGAGCTCCGCCGCCGGGGCCAGTCCCACCACCACGTCGCTGGCCGGCACCGCCAGGGTGATCTGGCCGCCGGTCACCCGCCGGGCCTCATGCAGAGCGCCGTCCGTCAGCACCTGCACCATCGCGCCTTCCAAGTGATTGAGCCCACCCACCGTCGAGACTGGCGCACCGCTCAGGCGCACCGCCCCATCGCCCACGCACAGCTGGGTCGTATTGCCGGCCTTCAGCTGGTCCCAGTAGCCGGGATCCATCCGCTCCACGCTGCGATAGGTCACGATGCCGATCTGCCGGCGGATGGTCACCCAAACTTCATGGACGCCCCCGGCGCCTGGAGTGCAGCAGACACTCTCGAAGACCCCGAAGGGAGTGCTATGCTTCGCCCATGCCAGCACTTGGTTCCGCCGCTTGTAGGTCAGACTGAGGAGCGACCCGGCCGCCGTGACACACCATATGATGCTGTGCGGAGACTGGGCATAGGCCACCTGCACGATCTTCTCGTCGGCAAGGTGCTCTGCCAGTTCCGAGAGCTCGATGGCCTCGTAGCCCTGCTGCTCGTTGTTGAAAAGGTACTCGTTCAGGATCTTGGCCCCGGCCTGCACGAAGATGACCGCGGAGCCAATCAGCAGTGACTGCTGGCTGGCAGACCCGTGGCTGGACCGCCGCTCCGCCCTGACGTAGATGGCGCTCAGCGGCTCACCGTTCCCGCCACCGTCCATGATCCACTCGTCCCCCTCGGTGCCAATCAGCAGGCCCTTCTGGCTACTGAGCCACACGATGGCATTCGACTGGCTGGCTGCGATCTCATACAGGAAACCGGAATCCGCCAAGCTGGTGCGCTCGAAGTTGTCGAAGCTGTTCACGCCGGATCCCCAGACCGCCTGCCGCTGGGACAGGGTGCCGGCGAAGATGAGCCGTTGGCCGTGCAAAGTGACCGCCCGAGGATAGCCGCGGCGGGAGCTCCACGCTCCCTCGGTCCACGCCGTAGTGGCGGCCGTGGAATGAATCTCCTTCACCACTGTGCCGGTGACCACGGTCGGGCTAGTGTAGCCGGTGACCTGTACCAGCCCCTTCACCGTCGCATCCACCGCCGTCAGCTGCGCCCGCGGGGTCGGCGGGGGCGAGCCGCTTGGGGCAGTCATGGAGGCAGCGGTGAACCTCATCGTCGTGTCGGTGGCATTCTCCCCCACCGCCGAGACATTCAGGTCGTTCAGGCTGCGCCATGTCCGTACAATCTCGAACGTCCCCGAGGCCGTCTTGCGCTCCAGATACAGGACGCCTGACCAGTTCCCGAACGTGGCCACCTCCCACTTCCCGTTCACCCGGAGCTCGGCGCTCACGCCATTGGCCGACAACGGTAGTTCCACGTAGGGCACCTGCCGGCGGGGGGCCAGTTCGTAGTAGCCGCCCACGTCCGCCGGGTCAAAGACCGCCGTCGACGCCGTCAGGGTGATGTTCCCCGTCACGCCACTGGCCGCCATGGTGGTCGCGGTGTCGTTGGGGTCACGCAGTGGAGGGAAGGCCACCGGCATGATCTGGATGTTCCAGTGCTGCTCGGTCAGGCGCAGCAGCTGCCGCGGCCAGTAGGATCCGTGAGCCAGCCAGATCACGTCGTTGGCCTGCGAGATCTGCACCTCCGGCACCTCATCCTCAGACCACGGCGTGGCCAGCACCAGCGGCTCCCCCGGGGCGCTCAGGTATTGTGAGCCAGTCACCCCGGCCGGGTGAATGCACAGGCCAGTGGACAGCCAGAACCGGGCGTAATAGTGACCAAGCTCGATGCGGTAGGTGGTCGCCGCGTTGAAGGTGAATGGGATCAGCCGGGTCTTCCGGTTTTGCAGACGGCTCATCCCTGCCAGCAGAAACCCGGGACGCTGGAAGGCCCCGCCGAGGCCGCGGGGCAGCATGTTGCGGATCCGCCGGCACCCGGTCGCCGCATTGGTCAGATCTGTCCTTCCCTCGAGAAGGGGTGAAAACTCGCCGCCGCCGAAAGAAGTGATCAGATATCGCATAAATTACCCAATGTCAGGGTCGAGGCCGAACCGGGCCCTTTGGTAGCGGCTGTTGGTCTCCGCACGGATGACCTGTGGGCGGGAGTCGATGGCATCGCTGTGCGTCGCCAGCAGTCCGGCCCGCTCCGCCCGCTCCGCCAGCGCATTGCCGCCGCTCAGGGTCAGCCGCGGGGCGATCAGCTGGGCGAGCTCCAGCCCGAAGAGCATGACGAACTGAGAGTCCCACAGTTCGCACTCCGCCACACAGCGCACATACTCCACCTGCGCCTTCTGCTCATTGGTCAGGAGCAGGTTCCCGCGGATGGTGAATTCAGTGTCACGCGTGCCGGAGAACACTCCGTTCACGCTGACCAGTTTAAGAAAGTCTGCCGGCAGTTGCCACTGGTAGGCCCAGCCAAACGCCGGCGCGGTGGCCAGCTGGCTGAGCACCACCGGGGTGGTGGCAAAGTTCCAATGATGGCCCCGCAGCACGGCATCGCGGGCCATCGCCCAGGCATCCCGCACTGCCACCGCCGGAGGGCTCTGCTCATCGATATCGGTGATCCGATACTGGCCGAGGTGGCCTAGAGCGAGGTTGGCGATTTCAGTGCGGGTGCTGGGCATGTGCTATGGCTTAGGGAGTGGTGCCGGGGGAGAGGCGGGTCACAAACGGGATGGACGGGATCAGGGCGCGACCGATCCCGAGGGAGGTCACGGCCGTGATCACGAGGCGCAGCTTGTCACCCTTGGCGAAGGTGACCGGAGGGCCGCCGTCGACAGGGACGAATGGCACCGCCTGCGCGGCGGTGGCCGCAGTGGCCGCCGTGGCCGCAATAGCGAGGGCCGCGGAGATGTTCGCCGCGCCAGACGCCACCAAGGTGAGCACACCGAACCCAGTGGCCGCAGTCGCAGCGCTCAGGGTGAACCCGGTCGCAGTGATGGTGGCGATGGTGGTGCCGGCGGTGATGCCGGTGCCGGAGACCACCATCCCAACGAGGAGACCCGTCTGGCTGGTCGTCACGGTGACGGACGACGCGGTGGTCGTCCCCACGAACGTAGTCCCCAGCGTCACCTTTTGCAGCTGCACGCTGATGGCCAGCACGTTGGTGATGAGGCCGCCGATGCGCACCCGGGAGGCTGCGAGATCGAGGTAACCATCAGACGTGAACGGCACAAAGTCCGCAGAGGTGGTCGCAATGTCGCCGGTCTCAATCGTGAACGTATCCGTCAGGATGTCCAGGCTGGTGTTCAGGGACGGACCAGAATACACCTGGTTGATATTGCCGGTGAAGGCAGCCGCTCGGGCCGCGTTTTGTAGAGAGGTCATGTGAAGTGGGTTCTATAAGTTAGGATTAGATGACGACCCCGTTGAAGTCGACCCAGGCCCCGCAGACGAGCTCGTCCCAGCGGCGGACCACACCCACCTTGGCATAGGCTACCAGGCTGGTGGCGTGGCGTTCCCCGGGCAGTTCGTCGATCTTGATCTCGTAGGACGGAGCGTTGACCTTGAAGGCCCGCTTCGTGAAGATCAGCGCCTGCTGGATAGAGGTCGAGGTGGAGCTGCGGGTCAGCTTGTTGGTCACGATCACCTTGCACCCGAGGATGCCCTTGGACGGGTTCTCGAGGTAGGTGGCCACGATCTTGGCGAAAGTGTCGTTCTTCGCATTCTCCGCGTGAGTCATCCACGCGATCTCCATGTCAGGAGAGATGGCGAGGCAGAGCATCTCGGAGTCGAGGTCCACGTCGTTGATGCGCATCCGGCGCTTGGCCTCCTGGATCTTCCAGATGGTCAGGGCCGAGTTGACGCCGGCGTTGATGGCAGTCTTCGCCCAGTCCACCGGGATGGTCATGAAGGCAGGGTTGGCCTGCGCGGTGATGTAGGGCTTCGGTCCACCGAGAGCCTGCGCCATGGCAGCCTCGATGAAGACGTCGTCCTGCTTGCGCATCCACGCCCGGCGCATGTCTGCCTGCACCTCGGAGGTGGGCAGATTGGCAGTGTAGAGCTTGCGGGAGTCGTTGCGGTCGAATTGCAGGCCGCACTCGAAGTCACGGACGAAGCCGGACCGGAATCCGGCGCTGTATTCACCGCGCTGGGTCAGTCCGCCGCGTTGGCCGGTAGTCTCCACGAAGGAGACCGGGATGCCGGTGCGGAAGACGATCTGGTCGGCGGTCCATTCAGAGTCGACCATCCCGGCATCAGCGAACTTGCTGGTTTCCTGCTGGATGGCAGCCTCGAAGGCATCTTTTACTTGTTCACGGAAGTGAGCTTGAAGGTAGAGTGGCGTATCAGCCATAATTTTGGAGATTTGGATATTCATCTCCACCGCGTCATGAGGCCGGCGGATTGCCGGGAAGCCGTTAAGGTGGCGCTATCCCCGAGAAGCGATTAGGGTCGGGTGTTGCTGACCTCACCCGCATGACCCACGTTCCGGGGTGCAACCGTTTTCTTTCGTATAGTTGGACGACCAACTGGATTACTGCTGCGCGTTGACGTCCCGCCGGATTGGTCAAGCAGAACTGTTTCCAGAGTTGGGGCACCATCGCTGGACGCCCAGCAGTGGTGGTCAACCAAGGGTGTTTACAGAGTTTTTGGGTAATCTCTGTACGGCCGTCTAAATTTCTGAGCCGTCTAGACACAAAGAAGCCGCCCGGCCCGAACGGACCAAGGCGGCTCCTGTGATGAGATCTACCGTCCGGCGGCGTAGGCCAGATTGCGCAGCTGGCTGAGCTCTTGGAACCTCGGGTGCCGCGGATTGGTCACCGCCTCGTAGTCGCTGTGCCCGGGTACGATGGAAGCCTTGGCCCATGCCAGATCGAACTGGCCGGTGGCGAGAGGGCTGCCCATGGCACGCACCGCGGCATCCTCACCGCGGGGCACCATCTGCACGATCTTGGCGGCGAACTCCACCGCCTCCACTCCCCAGAAGTCTGGGCTGGCCGGGTCGAAGATCCCCTGTGGCTTGCCGGCCGCTTGGGCCATCGCTTGCAGGTCACGCAGGGTGGTGTCCAGCCGGTCACCGTACAGCTTGCTCAGCTGTGCGGCCTCACTGGCCCGCATCGCCTCGTCCTGTGCCTGCTGCTGCTGCTGCATGGTCCCCAGCTTCCCGGTGGTGTTCTCGGCGTACCACTTTTGCAGGGCCTTCACCGTGTCCGGGGTCATGCCCTGCTCATGGGCGAACTTGGCAAAGGCCGCCGCCTCGTCGGCATCATAGAGGTCATCCGCCAATCCTTCCGGCTTGGTCAGTTTGTAGCCCTCCGGCGTCTCCGGCAGGCCGTGCGCCGTGCGCCATGCCGCCACCACCGCCGGAGGGGCATCAGCAGCAGGCTTGCCCGGCAGGCCGGGTTGGCGGGTACGCAGCGCCGTCTGGGCCTCGGTCAGGCGGGACTGGGCCAGTTCAAAGGCCTCAAGGCTGTTCTTCGCGTTGCGGTAGGGCTCCAGCTTGGTCGGCTCCGCATGCTTGCTCAGGTAGTCTGACCAAGGATCCGCGGCGGCCGGGGTGGCCGGCACCGCATCAGGCGTGACCACGGCAGGTTCCAGTGTTGCCTCCTCGCTCATACGACACCTCCCCGCTGTCTCTCGGCGATCTCCATCCGGCCGGCGTACTTCCTGATGTATTCGTCTGCCTCATGGTTGTCCTTGAACCAGCCCACGTAGGCCGGGGTAAGGTCGCCGAGCTCAGGATCAGTGCCTGGGCAAGGTGGCTTGATTGGATCCACGGCAGCGGCGGCCGGCTCAGGTTCTCCCACCACATTCTCCCACGCCTTAGAGCTTGGTGGTGGGGTTGGAGGGGTGGGTTCTGGTTTTGGTGTTGGTTTTGACATAAATCATTCGGGGGCCATGTCGCTCGCCGTGATGCGAGGCTGTGAGCGCCGGAACATGGACATAAACAGTTCGCACCGGCCGATGTTGACGTGCGTCTCCTCCACCGTAGCGCCGAGGGGAGAACTGAAGACAGGCAGGATACCCAAGTAAAAGCGCAGCAAACGCTGCCCCGCGGGATGGTCGAGGACCGTCATGCAGTCGTCCCATACCTGCTGGGGATCCGCCGACTCCGCTATCAGTTGTTCAATACTCTTCATAAAGTCATGCAGCCTGTGCCATCCCCGCAGCCTGCATGGCCAGTTCGGGTTGCTTGGTCGCCATCTCGAGCGCCATCTGCTGCTGCTGTTGCTGCTGCTGGGCCTCGGCCCTCGCCTGCCGCAGGTCCATCACCTCGTCCTCGGTGCGGTGCCACTCGGTCGGCATCCCATCACCGCGGTCCAGATCCCGGTGCATCGCGTCCCAGTTGTAGATATCCATCACCTCCGGCATCAGCTGGGACAGCGTCAGCACCCGCTCCACGGCGGAACGGTAGGCCCACACCTTCCGGCTGTTCAGCGCCTGTGCCATCCGGCTCGTCTGTGCCACCCGGGGGAAGATCAGGTACTTCTCACCGGCCGCGTTGTAGTAGAACGCCGCGTCCGGTGGCAGGGCGAAGATACCGGCCCGGTAAAGAATCATGAAGATGCGGAGCATCGCCGGCTCCACAAACTCCTGGCTGAGACGGCCCATCGCCGGAGAGATGCGCGACAGGCTCTCCCGCTGCAAGGCCTCCACCAGCCCATTCGTCATCTCCCGCTTCTGGGCAATCGGGGCCAGCTGCTCAAACAAGTCAGCATGGAAGGCCCGCATGATCTGCGACTCCTTCCTGGCAATGAAATTCTCCCCATTCTGGACCCCACCCCTCGTCCCATCCGACAGCCACTCGCTGGGGGCCTCGCTGCCGGGCAGCCGCTGAGTGATGCCGCCCGGGCTCAGGTCGATGGTGCCGGTGCCGGGCGGGGCGAGGATCCGCGGATTCAGCGCCACCTCCACCTGCGTGGCCATCAGCATGTCCATCAGGTTCACCCCTCGGGCGGAAGCCAGCGCATCCATCCCCGGGCTGATGCCATACAGGCCGGGAGTGCCGGTCATGATGCGCCAGCGTGGAATGATGAACGGGAACTCATCGAAGCCGGACTCATGCACCACCGTCTTGCTGGACACATGGATCCAGCAGCTGGCCCACTGCATCTTCAGCGGGTTGCGCTCATACTCCTGGGCCTCCTGCCGGGCCTCGTAATCCCGCTCATACACCGCGTGGATGATCTCATGGACGGCGTCCGTCTTCTTGGACCGCAGGTCAGCCAGGATGGCCTCCGGCAGGACCGCGCCGGTCAGGCCACGGAACTTAGTCTCCCACTCTTGGGCGGTCTTGTTATAGGTCACCCGGGCACTGTTCGGCCGCTTCTCGAAGTCGACCGTGAAAACAAACTCGTTCGCCGAGAGCGGCACACAGCTGAGTGGCTTGTCCTCCCCCACGTCGATGAACATGCAGCCGATGCCGATCATGCCCAGATCCTCGAAGACACTGTGCGCGGCATCGTAGAACCCGGCATTCTCCATCACCCCATCAGCCCGCTGGGCACAGTCCGCCAGCCAGTCGGCCACCTCGTTGTTACCCTTCAGGCTGGCATGCGGCGTCCACTGCCACCACCCCGTGCCAGACCCGGGGCAGACCCATGTCTTCACCCCTCCACTGAAAACCTTCAGGCCATCCACCGCCGTGTCGTTGTGCCGCTCCGGCTGCAATGGCACCCCGTTGTTGACGGCCGGCGTCTGGTATCGCAGCGCCTCCTTGCGGCCGCTGCAAGAGAACCGGGCCACGTCCGCCCAGAGGGTAGACCAAGCGGACTGCATGTTGCGGCCCTTGTCCCGCTCGAGGATTTGATACTGGGGGTTGACGCCTGACATAACTGAAAATCAATACGCGTTCATGGCGGCCATCGAGGTCATGCCGGCCGCCATGGACTTCACGGCAGAGGCTCCCCCGGCTCCGGCCAGCACCGTTTGGGCGAGGCCCTTCTTCCGGCGGTTGGCCACCCGGACCTCGTTGCCGGCCGCTTCCACGTCAGCCAGGCTGGTCGTCGGGGCCGCCGCGGTGGGCGTCATCTCCGGCAGGCTCATGCCCATCATCATCTTCTCCTGCTGCTTCATGTCCTTGAGCAGCTTCTTGTTGTCCAGCTTGGCCTGCCGCATACTGGCCCGCTGCTGGGATGCGGCCTTCGCGTTGTTGGGTTTGCCTTTTGCCATAGAGGGAACGGACCAGAACGGCCCGCACCCACAGCGGTTGACCTCTGGTCTGAAATGCAAGCCAAGATTTGCCATCGCCAAACAAAGGCCACAGCATCGCCATGGCCGCTCTCAAGTCTCCGGCTGCCAACCACACCATCCACGCATCAGGATCCTCCCAGCGGTGGCAGGGATTGAGCAGGTCGTCGGTCTGTGCGTCCCGCCGCACCGGCCGCGCCATGATGAAGAACTCCGGCGTCGACACCACCACCCCGCCCGGCAGCAGGTGGGCCGCCAGATCCGCCGTGAACCCGGCATGGCTGGGCACCGCCGCCGCTCGATGGGCTGGGCTCATCGCCAACTCCCCGCCAGCTTCACCCGGGGCGGCTCATGGTTCGCGGCCAGTCCCGCCCGGCCCACCATGCCGTGCAGCATCCCCTCGCCGATGTATCTGAAAGCATCCGCCGGGTGGCTGCTCCAGTCATGCACCGGGTCGTTGGTCACATACCCCTTGCCCTCCCTCCGGTGGTAGTGCTCGAGGGCCGCGATGCCCGGGGCACACTTGGTGGCATCAAACCGGCACCGTGGCAGCACCTCCCGCATCCGGGTGATGCCATGCCAGATGTTGTGCGTCCGCGGCACCACCCGCACATTGCCGAGGCCGGCCGCCGTGAGCTCCTCGAGGAAGGACAGGCTGTTCTTCTGCTTTGCCTCCGCATCGTGAGGCAGCAGGTGACCGCCGTAGCTGTAGCCCTTGGCGATCATGTGAGCCACCCGCTCCGCCGTCCCAAGGTTCAACCCACTGTCGAAGTCGATCAGCCGGATCTCGCCCATGATCTCCTGAAAGTACCAGATGCTGGTGTTCTCCGGCGCACCCAGGTCCCACGCCGTCCATACCAGTGCCCCACGCTCCCACAGCACGTCATTGGTCAGCCGGCGCTCTGCCCGGGCACGGTCGATCAGGTCCGCATAGATGGCCCCGATCAGGCCCACCGAGAAGTCACAAAAATATTCCTGCCGGATCATCTCCTCCCGCATACCGGACCGCCGCTCCTCCTCGATATCCTCCGGCGTCAGCGCCCCCGTGTCCGCCACCGACAGCACCTCGGTGTACCACTGTGGGTTGTCGCCGTTCTTGGTCAGCAGGTCATGCAGCCAATTCTTCCCGCGAGGTGTCCCGTTGAAGATGCACCACCCACCATTCTCCCTGAGAATCGGCCGGATGTAGTCCCACGCCATGGGGTTGTGCTGAGCAGACTCGGAGAATATCACCCCGATGGGATTGCCCCCCACCACGTCCAGCGTCTCCGTCCCAAGGATCTGGATGGTGCTGCCATTGACCAGCGTGATCTTCATTTGCTGCTCGTTCGTCTTCGCCACGATCTCCGGCGGCAGGTGATCGATCACCCGCATCCCGCTGTTGGCGTCGATGTTGTCCCACAGCGCCTTCCTCCCCAGCACCGCGGTCGGGAAGAAGTACGCGTAGTTGCCCATCTTCTGGGCGGCCATGATGGCCATGATGTTGAGGAAGGTCTTGTCCTTCCCGGCCCGGCGGTGCCACACGCAGATGCCCCGCTTGATGCCCTGCTGGCAGATGGCCCGCATGATCCCCTTCTGGTACGGCCTGGGGGCGAATCGATGGGGCAGGTCAATCATAGATTCAGTCCCACGCCTTCACGATGCGGATGGCCAGCGTAGCATCCGCCCCATCGCCCCCGAGGTCATTGTCCGCCTTGATCGCATTGATCCGGTCCCCATCCCGCTCCCCACCCCGGGCGATCTGGGCGAGGATCGTGCGCTTCTCCACCAGGGTCAGGACCACCCCGCCGGCCGCCTCCTCCGCCTTCCGGCGCAGCCGCTCCACCTCCTCCCTGATTTCGTCATTTTTCGTCATGCGCGACGTATTCTTGGCAGCCTCGGTGGGCTTGGCGTTGGGGTAGGCGGCCACGTAAGCCTCGGTGGCGTTGAGTCCCAAGGCGATCCCCTCGGCGAATTTCTGATGCGGTCCTGAAAGCACAGACCCCATCCGCATGACCTACTGGCTGGAATTCAACCGGGAACCCTGGCCAGATAGGCATCGCCCTTGGCGACCTTCTCCTTGAGTAGCTTCACCGTCTCCTCCAATGTCTCAATCATGTACTCGACCGTATCGAGGTACACAAAATTGTCGGCCTGTTCGCAGAGCCAGTTCCCGAGGGGGAATGTACGGAATCCCTCCATGCCTATGTCTGCCATGTTGAAGGCGGTGATTTGGAGCTGCTTGGCCTCGTCTTGGGATTCATTGATCCACGGCTGGAAATCGGACTCGTTCAGCCTTTCCTCGACTTCGGCGTCCACCGCGGCTTCCATGGCATTGATGATGGGTCTCAGGTTTTCGTAGTTCATAGGTTTGACATTGTTTGACATTGTTTGACAGGCGTTGACATCGTTTGACCACTCAGGATTCTGGCAGAGTGCCGGCCCGCGCCACCGCCCCGGCCTCATCCATGGTCGCATAAAACCCCAGAGTGGTCATTGAGCCATCCACTCGGATGCGGACCTTCCACGGTGTATCGGGCCGGCGGGTATAGTAGACACCCATGAGCAGGAGGGTGGGGTGGGGTGATGGCTTAGTAGAGGCCCTGCGTCGTTGTGCTTGGACTTGGGCCCTTTCAATTTCCTTGGGGCTCAGTCGTGCAACCGGGGATGGGGGTATGCACCGCTGTAGTTGTTGGCGGGCCTTTGCGAGTTCTTGGGGGCTCATCATAATTGTTAAATTGAGCGAACATCAACTTCGCGGCCATGAGCAACCCACTCATGACGGACAATCGCAGATGCCTTTTTTTGGCAAACCATGCATCGGTCGCCCCAGTTGTTTTGGTTCATGAGAGCTTTGTGCCGGCGGGTCTCGTAGTCGCCACACAGACAGCGGACGACCCACGAACCCTTAACCACGGTGGACAGGCCAATGACGGTCAACCTGCCGCACTTGTGACCTATGATCTGCGGCTGGTTTTCCTTGAGCCGGGTAGTAAACGGAGGGGGGTTCTGCCAATGTAGGCAATTCCCAAAATTGGTCATTTCCTGATGCTTGACGCCTTTGGCAAAAACTTTGGCCACGGTCTGGTCAACCGCTGCACGGTGGATACCGTCAAATGAGGGCGATGATGTGTTCATCATGGCGTTATTTTCCGGTGTGGTCCTCGCAGTGGCTGTACCCATGGTCGCCGGCCCCGAAGGCACGGCCGCACTGTGAGCACCACACGGCGTCAAATAATCGTGGCAGGCCAGGCGCCGCGGCGGCTATTGCCTCCGCTGCCGACTGCATCACCGACACGGACTCGGCCCAGGCTTCGTGTTCAGGGTGTCCCACAGGGGTGCGGTCCAGATGTCGCTGTAGCTGCCGCTGAGTGATCTCAATGGCGCAGACGGCAGCCGCGGCCGCATGGTAGGGTATGACTAAAGTGGGGTGGTTCATGGTTTGAATTTGTTTAGTTTGTGCTGGGGTATGAAAAACGCAGGGGGCCGGCCATTCGGGGATTGAGCAAATTCCTCTGATTTCCCATCCACTCCCTTGATCCACCCGCAGACCCGAAAGGTGGGGGATACCCCAACCATGAGGACATAAAAATCATTGTCTGGATCTTGGGGCCTAATGATCAGACTCCCATAATCGTGGTGCGTGCTTCTGATTTGCACGTTCTCCCCGCAGTCCGGCCCTTTGAACGAGTTTAGAGACCCAGACCAGAACTTGCCACGGAACTTGCAGTAAGCCATCTCTGCCGCCGCGCCCTCGATGTCGATCCCCCAAAAGTCAGCCTTGCCAAGGCCGTGGTTGTCGATGCGCCCTCTGTCCTTGCTTTCGGCTCGACGTCTGCATCCTATCATTGCGGCAATTTCGACCTCTTCTCGGGTTAAGGTGACAAAATAATTTGCAGCAGGCATACCGCCTGCCGTGGTCCGCTCGTTGGCTGTGCTCATGGGTGTTTGGGTATCACGCTGTTAGCCGGAGAACATCCACCGAGCGGCGTGTGCTGGTGACTCAAGCCGAAGTGTTGGATCACAGCCGCCCGTGCCGCTTCGTTGTGGTTGTAGATGGCATCCATCGCCTTCACGTATCGGCGCAGATCGTCTATAAGTTCGCCCACCACTTCCGGTGCCGGATCAGGCAGCAGGTGGCGGCATTTGTCCATTTTATCGAGGTGTTCCAGTGTCATGGTATTTAGTGTTTGGTTTGGTCGGGTGGCTTTCCGGGTCGACCCGTTCGCCGGGAAAGCCGACCCGGCTCGGAATTTAATGGTACTGGCGCATCCAACTCATCGGTCGAGGAGTGATGGCTTTGAGCTCCCTCTGGCTCCAGGTAAACGGCCGGCCCTTCACCATGGCCGCCCACGTGACTGGATCGAGCTCCACGCCGCGGGTTCCCTGCTCTGTGAAAATCGGGGCCCGCAGCACCGGCTTATACTGCACCGGCCGGTCGAGTTGGCTGAACATTGGGTGGATTGCCATGGGGTCAGTCGTTGACGATCGATTATTGGCCGGCCTTGAGCCGGGCGAGGCGCAGCCGTTTCCGCCGCGGCTTGCATCCACTTCGATGCACCAAATCTCTAGCCATCCGGTGGCATGGGCTGCCAATAACTGGCAGTAGTCGCGTTTCGATCGCGGCGCACATGACGTCTACCATCAGGACGAGGTCGCTATAAGAGGGCTGGTTCATCTGGTGGCGTAGTCAGCGGTCGTGCAGTCCACGTGGACGTTGCGGTCGCGGATCAGGCGGCTGCCGATCCGCTCATCCCGCTGCCTCCAGGTGTCTGGGCTCAGGTTCGTCGTGATCACCGTCCACTGCCCGAGGCGGCTCTGGAGCATGCCGTGCAGCAGGCCCAGCGTGGCCGGCGTCTGGTGCTCGGCCCCGGCGTCATCGATCACCAGCACCTCCGCGTCACAGGCCCACCGCAGCGCCCGGTTGATGTCGTCCTTCGACTGGTAGCGCCGGCAGAGATCCACCCAGTCCAGCCAGTGCGACCGCCGCGGGAAGGCCTCGTAGATGCCGCGGGCCAGCATCGACTTGCCGGTGCCGCTGCGTCCCCACAGCGTCAGCCAGCGGCCGTTGGGCTTGCCGCGGGTCGGCCGCTTGGCCGGGATCTCCCGCACAAGGTCACCAGCACTCTTCCCCATTTTCATCAAGACTGGGTCCTGGTGGTGCCTGAACCCCGGAAACCGTACCGGCATGGCCACCGCCGCAATTACCGGAGGTGTTGAGGCTGGGCTGTCCGGCGAGGAGAGGCTCTGCATTGCGGGTAAGAGCCGGGCGATTCGTTGTTCGATTGTGTCCATTTGGTGAGTGATTGGGTGCGTATTGGAGCCGGTCCCAGACCAGCCCCTGCCATCCGTTGGAGATGGCCGCGGTGATGGCCATGGCGCTGAGCTCCGCCCCGTGCCGGGCGCATTCCGTCAGGGTGTTGCGGGCCGCCCGTGCGGTCCAGCGCTTGACGGGGTAGGCCCGGTAGAGCTCGGCCCGGTGCAGGCACCAGTCGGCCCACACGTCGCGGAAGGCCGGCAGCATGAGCTCCAGCGGCAGCGGCTCCTCGTCGGCCGCGGTGATGTCGGCCTCGATGTTCCCGGCCTTCCCGCCCCGCCCCTCGCGTATACGCACACGCGCCGTGGGTGTGGGTGTGGGTGTGGGGGCGGGGGTGGGGAGGATAGGGGGTGTGGGGGAAAGGAGGGGAGGGGGAGGGGGAGAGGGGGCCATGTCGTTTGCATGTCGCGACATGGTTTCGACATGCTCCGACATGCTTTCGACATGGTCCGACATGGTTTCGACATGCTTCGACATGCGATAACGCCGACACCTCTCAGCATTGCTGGCCTTCCTCTTCCCGTCCGGCGGAGTGATCGTGATCCCTCCATCAGCGGCAATGGCCACGGTGCTCCCGGCGGCCACCAGAGCGATGATATCGGCAGGGGTCAGCATGGCGTCATGAATGCTTGGATGAAGGCCGCGGCGACTTGCGGGACGATGGCGTTGCCGAAGCCCTTAAGCGCGTGGCGTTCCACGACGACGGATAGCCCATCGCATTGCAGTAGACCGCGCTGATCACCTTCCAAGACACGCCTTGCCCCAGCAAATGGGTCGCCAGCGAGGGAGAGTGTCTGAGGCGCTGTGAGAGGAATGCATTGCTGCGGCTGATATCCTTCCCGTCCCTCGCCGCTGGTGTGGGCACCCCAAAATAACCGCTTCCTTTCATGGTCCGCCCCAAAGGCACCAGCTGGCAATACGGCCGCCGCGACGGCGTAACCACACGCCTCCAAGTCACTGGCCGCTTCATCCCACCATCCTTTGCCAACAGCTGCTGCAACCTGCTCTCCAACGATAATTGCAGGTTGGCACTCTGCAACGAGCCGGCCGAATACTGGCCAGAGGTGGCGGTGATCTGCTTTCCCTTTGCCTCCTCCATGGGCCACATTACCAACGGAGAATGGCTGGCAGGGGCAGGAGCCGGTCCAGACGGGGCGGTCGGTGGGCCATCCGGCCAGTTCCAAAGCCAAGGACCATCCTCCGATTCCCGCGAAGAAGTGGCACTGGGTGTATTTGCTGAGTTCATGCGGTTTGATTTCCGTTATTGATCGCTCGTCCACATCGCCGGGCGGGATCAGCCCCTCGGCAATCAGTTGCCGGAGCCATGCGGCGGCAGAGGCATCGAATTCGTTGTAAAAGTTCAGGCTCATCACAGTTCCATCATGTTCACCGCGCAGCCGTACCGGGTCGCGCCGTAGAGTTTGTCGGTTGAGAGCTCGACGATCTGGCAGTCGTCATGCCATGCGCCGGCGTCCGTCAGGGCATCCATCACCGCCTTCACCAGATTGTCGATGTCCGGCTTTACCGTGTGCCGCACAGGGGCCCCGGCGGTCAGGGCCCCCTTGCTGGTATAGTGGTACTGAGGCCGCGGCATGGCAAAGTTCAGTGACAACCGCACCGGCCCTTCCATGGGCTCCCGAGGCTCCGCCCGCCAAGCCAGCCGGATAGCCGTCTTCCATGCGTCTGCCGTCCTCGGTGTGTAGACGTGGCCGTTGGAGCGGATCATGCGCACCCGCGGCTGGGCCACCGGGGTGCCGGCCACAAAGAAGAAGGCGAAGGCTTTCACTTATTCTCGCCCTCCCACTGCCGCATCAATTTGCTGAATGCATTGCACTGAAGCCGGACCTCGCGGGCATCCTCCTCAGCCTGGACCTCGCCAAAACAACTGACGCAGTTGGGTAGCCTACAGTGAGCGTCTCCGCAGTCCAGCACCACATCCACCGCTAGATTAATCGCCTGCCGCAGGGCCTCGGCCAGCTGCCGGGCCGTGACCCTGCCCTTGTCCATCATCAGCTTCACCTCCGCCTTGTCCTTAGGGCAGTCGATCCACTCCCTCACGGGCTTGAGCACGGCGGGTTCAATCGCCGTCGCCCGCATGTAGGACGACGGCTCCTTCCGGCCCTCCTTCTGGCGCACGCTGATGCGGCTCGTCGCATTTTCTTTGCGGGGTTTCCCGTATGATGGTGCGTTCATGACTAAAATTCGATGTCGTCCTGCTGATCACGATAATTGGCCGTTGCGCCGCGGTTGACCGGCTCGGCCCGGCTCACAGGTGGGCGCATCTGCTGGGCCAGCGGGGCCTCATCCTTTATCTCGGCCTTGAGGGACAGCATCTTGCCGGTGACCTTACCCGTCTCGTCTCGGAGCTCCCGCTTCCATCCGGCCAGCTTGTATATCACTCCTTCAATATTGATCGTGCCGCGGTAGTCAGGGCGCTTCTCGTTGTCGCCCTTGTCGTTGATGAACAGAGCTCCGCTGTTGGTGTTGTCGTATGCCATGGTTGGTGTTGGTTTTGGTGTTGGTTGGTTATTGGGGGGAAAGTTGGAATGACTCGCGTTTTGGATTCCAGTCGGTGGTAGGCACCACCGGCACGTAGCAGGAGCCCAGGCTCTCAAGGATCTCGAAGACCTCTCCCGGGTACTCAGCGGCCGCACGCACCGCCACGTCGTGAGCCTTCTGGAGATCATCCATCCGGCCGGAGAACAGCCGGCAGGTGCTGGCCCGCAGGACGCAGTAGCCGCGTTGCCGTGCGGTAGGGGGTTCCGGTTCAGGTTCCGGTGCCGGAGGTTCATCGATCGCTGGGATACAATCCCATGACGGGGCCGCGGCATCTGGTGCCTCAAATCGGCACTCCAGACGTTTGGCGTCTGGCAACAGCAGCCACTCAACGACCGCTCGGTGGAATTTTATGCCCCCCCTGCCCCCCAGTTTTCCATCCCAGCATAGTTTAATCGGCACCCCTTGGTTGGAGAAAGTGAATGCGAATTGGTTGTATCGGAATTTTTCCATAATGTTGGTTAGTTGGTGCGGCTCAGTTTGGGTTTCACCGCCTCCCGGGCCGCGGCGTAGTCGATGATGAATTGGTCGAGGCTGGCGGCCAGCTTGTCGGTGTAGGCGTCCCGCAGGACGGTGATGTGGAAGGGCTGGAGCCCCGGGAAGTAGGAGAAGAAGTCCCACCGGCGGAGACCCGTCACAGCCATCGCCCCGTGGACCTGCTGCTTGTGGTCGTCCGGCAGACCGCCGGCCATCACCCAGCCCACGTGGACCTTGGGGGAGGGGCACTTGATCTCCACGCCCCAGCCAAAGATCGCCAATCCGTTGGTAATCCGCCCCTCCTCGTCATAGACGGCGTGACCATCGAGCGTCTTGCCGTCGCGCAGGATCAGCCCATCCGGGGAGCATCCCACCACCCTATCGGGACGGGTCACGAAGCCCACCTCGACTGCACGCTCCCGCACGTGTTGCTCGTAAGCCCGGCGGGCCTCCGGCTCCATTTCCGTGCCGCGGTCCGTGAATCGATTGCCGGCGAAGTCCACCCACTCCGGCACATAGCTCTCGCCGATGAGCTCAGCGATGTAGGCCGTCGCAGACTTGCTCAGGTCTCCCTTCGCCGCCGTGATCACATCCTTGAACCGGGACGCAGTCGGCCGTCCCCGGCGGATCGCATGCCACTGCTCGGACCCCTGGATGACAGATGGGTGGACGATCATGACTGCACCTCCTCCCGTGCAGCGATCATGGCGTCTGCTGCTTCGTAGGCCCGTTTTGCAATTCCTTTTACAGGGTAACCGATTGGGCAGGATGCAGCCAAAGCCTGACCTGCGAACCAGTCGCGGAGAGTCATGCCGGTGTACGCGCACCCATGTGCGTCGTTGTTGGGGTATGCTGGCCCTCCGTCGTCAATGGGATTGCTCATTCGGCACCTCCATTTCCATCGATGTAGTCCTGCTCATCGGCACCCCAGTCCGCAAGCGCCACCGGCTCCGGCCCTTGTGCAGCCACCGGCCGGAACGGATCCAGCGGCTCCGCCCGGGCGATCTCCCGCCCCTTCGCCACCTTCTCCGCGCCACTGATCACCTGCCCCTCGTCCTCGTCAGTGATGCCCGAGAACCCGAACGCGATCCGTGCGCACTGGATGATCGCCTTATGCCGCAGCATCCGGTGCTCCATTTTCCACGGCTCCGTGTTCCGCTTACACTCCACCAGATACTCGGTGGCCACGATAGGGTACTGCCGGTCCTTCCGGTAGATCCGGCACGTGCAGCTGACCAGCCGGCCGTCCGTATCATGCTCATGCGTCGTCTCCAGCCCATCCATTTGCGGGTGGTCGTTCGTGATCCGCAGCCACCCATCGATGGACACCACCGGCACGATCCCCCCTCCCTTCGCCGGGAAGGCGTAGATCTCCTTGATCATCGGGTTCAGGCCATACTCATTGGCCACCACCACCAGCACCATGAACTCCTCTGCCGTCGCCCCCTTGAATACCGTCGCTCTCAGCGAGGCATGCAGCTTATCCACCTCGATGTTCAGCCGGTTGGCCATGATGGCCAGCGCTGAAACCTTGGACGGCGCTGTCGCCGGGATTGTTGCCAGTGCGCTCATTACAGGGCCCCCCTCTCCAGTTCATCCGCCTCGGCCCGCAAAGCGGCAATCTTTGCAGTCACCGAGCAGGCCCGCTCAAAGATATCGTTCAGAGCCTCCCCCGCACTAGGGTATTGGGTACTATTTGCCGGCACCCCTTGGATGTAGACGCTCCATCCGACTCTCGGCTCTAATTTGCTGTAAGTGTCCGCCACCAAGGTGATGGAGGCCGGGCGGGTGCCGGCGATCTTCCGCACCTGAGTCAGATGGTGCAGCAGGTAGGCATGGACCTCCTCCTCCCGCGGGAGGACAGATTCGGGGGTGTGTGTTCGTTGTTCTTGGTTCGAGTACATAATTCGGTCTTTGAGTGATGGTTTTCCGGCAGTAGATTGGTATCAGACCGCTGCCGGTCGGCCCCTTGGTGAGGATGGTTTACCGGCGCTTCAGGTAGCGCCCATAGGCCCGGCGGGCCCGCAGTTCCCGGATCTCGGCCCGGGCATCGCTGCGGGAGATCCACAGCACGCAGAGCCCGGTGATGCCGGCGATGATGTAAAGGCAGCCGAGGATAATCTCGGCCGTGGCCGCATGCCGGATGTTTTCAAGTTGGAGCATGCTCATGGCTGGACAGGGGGAGGGTTGAAGTTCGCGGGGTATTGCCGGCCGTACCGGTCGGTAGCCCACTCCGGCGTCACGAATGGCGGCACCGGCCGGCTCCACTCCGTCAGCGTCACGGCGTAGGCGATAGCCACCAGCCCGAGCGGCAGCAGGATCAGGGTGGCGGCGTTCATGCCGGCCTCCTCTCCTCAACCGCAGAAGCCGTGGGGCCAAGGTGCAGTCCGTTGTCCCGGGCGATCCGCATCGCCTCCCGCTTGCTCGTGGCCGCCACCACGCACTTGTGGACCGTCGCCTTGTTCGACGAGTAGATCAGATACCGGGTCAGGTGGGCCAGGCTCATGGCTGCCCCTCCCCGCCGGTCGCCAAGCGATCCAGAAACCCCTTAAAGCTAGGGAATGAGATCAGCCGCACCCCACGCTCAGTGCCCCTGACCCGGAGGTTGACGGACCTGACCTTGCCGGACGCCACCAGATAATTGATGGTGCTGCGGCTCATGCCACTCCATGCGACCGCTTGAGCCACTCGGATCCACTCGGGCTCCAATGCGACTGTCGCCGGGGTAATAGGGGCGGTGGTGGTGTTCACTTGGAGGCTCCTTTCTTGGCAGGGAAGGCCCTGTAGGCGAGTTCGTGGCCAAGGGTCCGGCGACTCTCGGCCGCTTGGGATTTCAACGCCGCAAACTCAGTCTCGCCAAGGACGACGATGACTTTGAAGGGGTGAGTTTTCTTTGTGCGGCGGGGTGTCTTTGCAGGCATGGGGTTACGGGATGTGGTTGGATTTAATTGAATAAATGGGGTGGTGGTTGCTTGTTGACCGGGTGTCTATACACCTGTGTCAATGGGGTGTATACCCACCAGAGTCAACACTTTTTTTCTTACTGTTGAAAAAATATTCCCTTTGGGGTAATTTGCGGAATGGCAAACCAACGAAAAAAGGGTAAAAGGCAGGTGGCGTTCTGGGTCACCGAGGAGGAGAAAATCCAGCTGAACGAAACCGCTACTGAGGCGGGGTACGACAACCTCGCCGACTGGCTGCGGTCCCTGATTACCGTGCCCGAAGATCCCGACAATCCCGACAATAAACCCCCACCTCAAGATTAAGTTAGCGAGGGGGGGGGGGGATCAGTTAGGTTTTGATGCCGGAGCATTGACGCACAACCCCCCGGCTGGGGGCAAGCTTTCGCCCTTCTTGGAATTTAAAAAAAAATAAGTTGTAACGCTGGGGAAAAAAATCCGTTTGGAGTGCCGGCCCGTCCTCAGAACAGGTCCGGCATCGCATCCAAGGCGGTGCGCTTGGCCGCCGAGTCAATGTGCGTGTACATCGCCGAGACCGCCGGCGAGTCGTGGCCGATGATATCCATCACCACGGCCTCCGAGACCCCGGCGTTCTTCATCATGCTGGTGGCCGTGTGCCGGAAGCTGTGGAAGCTGATGTCGCTCAGGTCACGCTTGGCATCCCGGCCAGTGGTCGCCTTCCGGTGCGGCAGAGGCGGCCTCAGGCCGGCCTCAACGAGCAGCTCGCGGAACTGGCCGGATAGCGTCGACGCCCGCCCACTTTCCCCCGCTTGAATGGAGCCGGCGGATTCCGGGTGGACGAACGCCGCGCCCCCCTCCTTCGGCCGCACCATGCCGGCAAGGTGTCGAGCCAATGGAGCCGCTATGGGGATGGACATCTGCCGGCCGGTCTTGCGGCTGACAAACCGGATCTCGCGGCCGGTGCTGTCGATGTAGCTCCACCGGAACAGCCCGATATCGTTGAGCCGCTGGCCGGTGTAGATGCCAAAAAGGATCAGGGACCGCATCTCTCCGGTCGCATGCTCCAACAGGGTGCCGATCTCCTCGAGCGTGAACGGCCGGCGCTGCACCCGCCCCTCGTCGCGCAGCGCCTTGATCCCCTCCGCCGGGTTCTTGGCCAGCAGGTCATCGCGCCGGGCTGCCTCGAAGAACATGCGCAGGATCTTGATGCCGAGGTTCGCCGTCATGGGGGTGATCCGCTGCAACATCACCGTCCGGTAGGCCACCACGTCCGCCTTGGTGATGCTGACCAACGGCTCCTTCGCCCGGGCCCCAAGGTAGGCGAGGAAGCCCAGGGTGCGGGAGGAATAACCAGAGTAAGTCGAGACGCTCACCGCGCCCTTGTGACCGGCCAGCCACTGGTCACGCCACCCCTCGACCGTCAGTGCCGGCGGAGGTGGAGGCACACTAGCCTCCTGCTCCCATACCTCTGCCAATTTTGCCGCCGCCCGTTTGTCCGGCAGCTTGGTCGTCCGCTGAATCCGCTTCCCGGTGTGGTCGGTGTAGCATGCTACCCAGTTTGCGCTGTCGGGTCTGCGTTTGATGGTGGCCATCCGCACCCATACCGCACACAAAACCGCACACAACCGCACACGTTCTGGGGGTTTCTGGTGTACAATCTTTGCCGATTTTCCCCGTAGCGGCAGGGCCACGCCCCCCCTATGATCCACCTTCCGGTTGGAGTGGGGTCTTTTTATTCAGCCCTTTCTACGGGGAAATCAGCCTCGAACAGACCGGACCGCACACAAAACCGCACACAAACCTCACAGGTATCTAGTGGAGCCTGTGTGCGTCTGGTGTGCAAAATTGATCCAGTCGGACCAGATGCCGCCTCTTAGCCGGCGGCAGGATCCGCCACTGGTACCTCAACGGCAGGCGCAGCGGCAGCAGCGTCCTTGAGCGCCTGGTAGGCCACCAGCGCCGGGATAGCAGCGGCGATGGCTGCATACGCGGTGGCGACCTCTGGGATGGCTTGGATGGCTTCCCACAGCGGCAGTCGGATCTCCCGGCGGTCGGACAGTAGCCGGTCGCCGGTGGGTTTGTCGTAGGGCACATACTCGACGTAGATCGTGTCCTGCAAACCCATTGACCTGGCGCTGACCGCGAGGTCCATGATGTAGGCGGAGGCGAATTCTTTGGCGGGGACCGCGGGACGCTCGGCTGGGGAGGGTAGGGGGATGGTGATGTCGGCCATGGTGTTTAGGGGGTGGAAGTTGCTGGGTTTTCTTTGGCCTTGTCGGCTTCGGCTTGATCGATTTGAGTCAGGATGGCGATTGCGCCCTTCAACTGGGTTTCTTCGCTCTCGAGCTGCTTGAGCCTCTCCCGCAGATCATGCTGCTCTGCGAGGTTGGCGTTGCGGGTGGTGACTAGGTTTTGTTTGTAGGTTGGGGTCATGTGTGGGATTGTTATTTAGCAGCCCAGCCGGTGTTGCCGGTGCCGGATTCTTTGACGTAGAGCGTGGTCAGTAAGCCGCCGTCTGTGCGGAGGTAAAGGCTACCGACAAGAGCCGTGACGACTCCTTCAGGACTGCCGGTTCCGCGAGAGATGCCAAGATTGGCTTCTCCAAGCTCAAGGCGTGTGTAACTTGTTCCAGCGTTGTTTGTTAGTCGAATTACCCCATCCGCCGGGCTTATCATTGCTGACCGTGTGTTTAGCCATCCGATTAGCGCGGTGTCAGTTGATCTGATGTTTCCATTGGCAGCTAAATTGCCGCAATTAAGCGGAGCAAACCCCGAATCATCCGCCAGCACAATGTGAATCCCGGTCCCGTTGCGCTTGATCGCGGGGAATGCGGAGGTGATGCCGCCGGCACAGAACAGTCCAGTGTAATCAACGATCCACTTTGTGGTGCCATTGATTGCCAGCGATACCTGACCAAAACCATTTGGTCCGTTGATTGAGGTTGATGTTGTGTTGCCGTAGACGTTAAAAAGACCCGCCCCGCCTCCAAAATTAATGGCTGAATTAGATGGCAGCAGAACCCCCCCAGCAGCAGGCAGGGACATCCTCACCACCCCACCAGTCACAAAATCAATCGGAAGCGCCGCCATGCCTGATCCAAGAAACTCCGTCCCAATCTGAAGCCTGTTGGTGCCTATTGGAAAACCAAACGTGCCCCGCTCAAATACGGTGGCGCTGGTATAATTGTTATAAGTCCGCTGGGTCTGCGCTGCTGTCCCGTTCCGCTGGGCTAGGATTCCGTCTGCGTCTCGGGCGAGCTTAATGGTTTGTGAGCTAACCCCCCAGCTTAGTGTTCCCGCAGTCATTTCATACTGCAACCCAGTGTAGGCGGTAGTATTAGTTAATGTGCCAGCCGGGGCCATTGCAAGCTGAATAGTATATTGAGCCGGACTCCAGACACCGACAGCATAAGATCCAGAAACTGGAAAAGCCACCGCCGGGTTTTTTGACGCCCCTGTTTCTGAAGCAGTCAAAGCTCCGGTCAGGGATTGCGCCAGGAACGTCGGCGCGTCCGTTTGGCCTAGGCCGATGGCGGTGCGGATTTGCAGCTTCTCGCCACTTGTTGGTGGCGTTCCGGTTGGGGTGTCTCCGATATCAATTGGCATAAAATTAGTTATATTGGATTGGGGTGCCGTTGTAGGTTATGGACGCGCCGTTGTACTGGATGGGGCCGCCGGTAATGCGAGGCGCACGGATGCCCCGGTAGCGCCGGGGTTTCACGGTGGGGCAGGAAGGGATGGAGCCGGGCATATGGTTTAAGCCAGTGGGGTCCAGTCGATTGTGCTGAGGATATTAGCGCCTCCTGAATGGATGTAGGTGTTGGCCAGAGTGGAGAGGACGATGGACTCCCCGGCGGCCACCACCGCCCCTTCGTCCAAGGTGGTCGGGCCCGGGCCGGAGTAGGTGTCCACTCCATTCACGGTCCACTTGGTCTTGATGGCTTGGTGGAAGAAAATGTTCCCGGTCCCCTTGTTGATGAGGATGGCGTTGGGCGATCCCGGATTAGCGTGGATCGTCAGGATCTGGTTGTTCGAGGTGGTGTTGAAGATGATGGTCATGGCTTAGATGAGGATGTAGTCGAAGGAGCGCTGGCCGGCCCGGCGCAGCTGGTCGTTGAGGGTGCTGCGGAAGGCTTCCCACTGGGCCGGGGGGATGGTTTGGCAGCCGAGGGAACTGGTCCCACTGCTGCCTCCGCGGTGAATGTTGATGCCGAAATAGCCCCGGTCCGGTCCGCTGCCGTCCCGCTGCACCACCACCTCCGCGGCTTGCACGTAGGCCTGGTACTGCTTGCTGGCCGGCTTGCTCAGGCCGTGGATCCCGGCCTTGTAGCGCCACTTCCCGGGTTGGAGGGTGGCGATGCCCGAGCGGAACACGGACGGGTCCACGTTGGCGTTGTAGGCGGAGAAGTGCTCGGGCCCCATGACGACGATGCAGTCGTCGTAGATGCCCCGCTCATTGTCGGCCCGGTCGTCGTGATAGTAGCCGCGGAACCCGGCCACCGTGACCACGGTGAGATCGACCGCCGGCAGGCGGGACAGGGCCACCTCACGGGAGATGCGCGGACGTTGGTCAGGGATCAGCAGCATGTGGGAAAGGGGAGGAGAGCCAACGCCCAGCCCACCAAGGCGCAGAGCGCGAGGAACAGCAGCACGATGATGGGCTCAAGCAGGCAGAGTTTCATTTTTGGATTTGGACGGGCACCTTGCCACCGGAGGGAAAGAGCCACTGCCCGGTGATGCTTCCGCCGAAACCGCCAGACCGCTCTCCGGCGGGGAGCGTCACCTGCCCGGTCAGGGTGAGGCAGCCGGGGCACGCGAGGACGGCGCATAACAAAAGGAGGCGGGTGGTTGCTTTCATGGTTTGGATGAGTTCTTGGCGATCTCGACGCCGAGGCTGGCGATCTTGGCGTTGACCCCATTGGCCTCGCGGAACGCGGCCTCGGAGACCTCGGTGTTGGTGGCGATCAGTTCCTTGATCTCGCCCATCTGCCGGGAGCGCTCGACCTTGCTGGACTCCACGGCGTCCACGGCCGTGACCGCCGCCCGGGCCGCATTCATGGTGCAGAGCTCCATGCGCTGCTTGTGCTGCACGTCGTCGCGCTTCCACTTCTTCTCATGGTGCTTGTCGACCCAGCGCAGGATCAGCAGGATGAGCGGCGTGATCGCGCCAACGATCTCAAGGATGGGGATGGGTGGTTCTGGGTTCATCTGTCGAGCTTGTTGGTTTTCAGGTAGGCTTCCACCTCGGGCGTGGCATGGCCTATCCAAAGGGATCCGTCCGAGATCGAGCGGTAGCCCAGCCCGGCAAAGTTCCGCCCTACCCAGTCGTCCCAGCCGGCCACATGGGCCGGGTAGGCTTGCCCGTGGCGGTAGGTCACCCGGCACTCGATGGGCGGGATCCGGCGCATGGCCGCGCCAGAGTAGAGGGTGTAGCCGGCCCCCATCATGGGCGTGGAAAAGACACCACAGGGAATGTCGGTGGCGAGGGGCGGCGTCCATGGGTCGGCCAGCGAGGTGCTGACGTTGATGTATTCCGGGCTGCCCCGGATCCGGTAGACGCCCCCGATCTGGGCAATGTCCGGCCGCACATGCTGGGCCAGCTGCGCGAGGGCGTAGGGTGGCGGCAGGTTGTCGTCCTCGATGGACAGGAAGTAATCATCCGCCGAGGCCCGGCGGAAGGCGTCCCGGTAGAGCTTGGCCACGTGCCGGTGCTTGTCCGGCTCCGTGTTCTCGTAGGTGCCACTGGCCTCGGCCCGCCACATTTCCACGGTGTGCCCCTGCTTCATCAGCAGCTGGGCGGTGGGCACCAGCAGCAGGTAGAGCTCGTCGTCCGGCATCAGGTCCGAGACCGCCCACCGGAAGTGCGTCTTGTCAGGCCACTTCTCCTCGAGGAAGTAGTGCATCAGCTGATGCACGATGGGAGACTTCCCGCCCCACAACGTCAGCTGGCCAAACGTGCCAGCGTAAATCATGGCAGCCACCTCCCGAGGAAATCAATGCTCAGCCCCTTCAACGAGAACCCATAGGGACCAGTGACCGAGGTCACGTTGACGTCCACCCGAGCCCCGCCCGGCATGCCGGTGGACCGCACCGCGGAGGTGAAGGCCGAGAAAGGAATCACGATGCTGTCCACGCCGGCGGAGTAGTTCCAGACCACGCTGGTATCCAGCAGCGGGGTATTGGACTGCCCGATGGTCAGCGACAGCTCGGCAGACATGCCGGCGTTCACGTTGGCGGAGATCCGCATGCCCTGCTCCGGCAGAAACCGGATGGGCAGCGTGCCCAGCCAGCGGGAGCCGGTCACCACCGTATCTTGCAATGCGAAGAGAGAATCCGGGGACCACACGTCGAAGACCTGCGGCGGGTTGTATTGGGTCCAGTCCCCGGTCGTCAGGCTCTTGCCCACCCATGCCGAGTAGTCCGAGAGCCGCACCCCCCACTGTCCGATGTAGGCTGGCTTGAGCGCCAGCTGGGCCGCCGGGTTGGCGAAGACCGCCACACTGTTTACGCTGCCTGCGCTGCCCGGCAGGATGGATCCGCCCACGCCGCCGGTGACCTGACGCCACAGCTGCTGCACCTGCATCACCACGCGGTCGAAGCCCTGCTCGATCTGGGACGGGAGGATGGCCCCGCCGTCTTGGAAGTCGAAGGGCTGGTCGAACGGCACGCTGCGGAAGACCGTGACCCGGGCGGTCGCCGGCCATGCCGTCGCCGTCCTGATCTCGTAGCTGCCGCCGGTGCTGCTGATGGTAAACTGGGCGGCCGTCAGCGACACCGCGGCCGCGCCGGCCGGGCTCTCCACGGCCACGGCAATGTGCTCGGTGGAGACCACCGGGAAGGTGACAGGGTAGGCCGTCGAGGTGGACGCGTTGCCCACATACGAGGTGGCCGAGACTTGCAGGGAGAAAGACACCCCATGACCCGCATGACCCGGATGCCGGACCGCAACCGGAAATTGATTTGCTCCCTCAGTTGTGCTATCCTCCTGCCAATGCGCCACCGCCACCACCCCCAGAAGACCCTTCTTGAGTTAGTAGCCACCGCCCAACCCCCGCCACGGTTCCCCCGCGGGTACTTCAACCACTGCATCACGCCCACCCGGGTGCTGCTCGACAGGGGTTTCACCCTCGCTCAGGCCATCGACTGGATGATCCAGCAGGGAGTCGTCAAACCAGACCACCGCAGCCAGTTCGCCAAGGCCATGCAGTCACGCATCACCCGGCTGAACCGGAAGCGGATCGACACCGCCCAGCAGTTCAGCTGGATGGAGAGCATCTTCTTTGATAGCTCCCACCTCGTCGCGGACGGTGAGATGAAGGCCGCCTGTGGCAGCCGGGCCACCAGTTGGGCCCCGGCCCGCAGCGAGTCCTCCCGCTGCCCCCGTTGCAAGGGGGCCGCCAACCGCCACGCCATCGTATCAGTCTGAGTTGATACGATAGCTGGCGTGAGGGCTACGGGTTGGCCGCCCGCCACTTGGCCGCAGCCTCCTCCCGGGCGGCCTGCTTCTTGGCCTTCCTTTGCTGCTTCGCCTCCTCCTCGAGCGCCTCCTGCTGCTCCTCGGTGAGGGCTTTGGTCTCGGCCGCCTTGGCCGCCTTGTCTTGTTTCGCCTCGAGCTTGCGTTGGTTGGCGGCGTCCTTCATCAGGCGCTCCTTGTCGGTGTCGTAGAGCCCATCCACCACGGCCGCGCCGTCCCGCACCACGTGGGCGAGGCTGGACGCACTAGCCAAGTTCTCGTTGAACAGGCCCATCATCATCAGCACCGCCTCGGCGTCCTTCATCACGTCCTCCACCGGCTCGTCGGCCTCGAGGAACTCTCCTGAGAGCAGGTCGCCAGCGGCCCCCACCCCTTTGCCGAAGCCGCTGAACAGGTTGCCGCTGCTGTCCCACCCGCCGGTGACCACGGCGATGGCGGACTGCAAGGCCTCCCCGATGGCCGGGATCCCCGTTAAGGGACCGGCGATGGTGGACGCTACCAGTTCGGAGAGCTTCCAGTGCTTGTCGTCCAGCACCTCGTCGTCGTCATCGTCCCGCAGATCCCGCCACGCGTTGCGCAGGACGGCGGCCATCAGGCCACCCACGCCCCACACCACCACCGCCACCCGGGCTGCCCGGGCGGGGTCGGTCTTGACGTTCCCGGCAGCCCACGCCGCCAAGGCTACCTTCTGCCGGGCCTCGGACGCGAAGGCCCATCCCAGCTTGGCCAGCGGGTTGGTCGCGGTGTTCTCGTACAGGCTACGGGTGCCGGTCCGGGTCGGCTGGGCCACCCGCTCCACGGACCGTTCCGCGGCCTTGTGAGCGTAGGCCTCCGCGGCCGGCCCGGTCAGACCCAGCTTGGCCGCCTCGCCCATCTGGTAGTCCAAAATCATGGCGTAGGTGCCGGCGGTGAATAACGCATCTGCCCCGGAGATCAGGGTGCCCAGTCGCTGCACGGTGTGCTTGACCACACTCGGGTTATCAGAGCTCAACCCGGCGAGGGCCTGTTGCACGATTGGCGGCGCCTGGAGCATCCGCCGCTGGATGTAGCTGGATCCCATGGCCGCCTTCCATCCCAGCTGGCCGCTGGTGAGCTTGCCCAGCCGCAGCAGATAGGCACCGGACGGCATCTCCGCGATGGCCGCCCCCAGCTGGGTGCTCTGGATCATCAGCGTGCCCACCCGTCCCACCAAGGCCATGCGGGCCGCCCGGCCGGTCGCGCTGCCCAGTTCGACATTCATGGCCAGTCCCGCCCCGGCGTCCCGGGTGCCGCCCTGCGCGAAGACGTCGATCCACTTCCGCAGGACCAGCTTGCCCTGAGCCCCTGCCCTCGCTTCCACCGCGTTGCCCAGTTCCCGATTCCCCAGCACGGCCTGCGCCTCGACGGCGAAGTCGTAGTAGGCCTTCCAGTGCTCCATCTGTTTGGTGTGGGCCAGCATCACCTGCAACGCGTCCTTGAAATCAGGCTCGGCGATGGCGGTGCGGCTGCGGGTCCGCAGGCTGCCCGGCGTCAGGATGCTGCCGGTGGTGGTGCCGCCGCCCACCGGGTCGATCATCTCGCCGGCCTTGGCCTGAGCGGGGGCCACCGTCACCGGGGCGTAGTTGGCATTTTGGGGCAGGTCCACCCCGTGGCGGGCCCGGTACATGGCGTTCAGCGGGCCATATTCCGCGGCGTAGATGGCGCGGATGAAGGCCAACGTGGACAGGCCTTCCGGCGACAGCTGGGCCATCGCCTCGTCCATCCACGCTTGGTCGTAGTGCCACGTGCCGATTGGCATGTTGCTCTCGTCCAATTTCCCCAGCATGTGCCTCTTCCCATCCGCCTGCTGCCACATCAGGGCCGATTGCATGATCTCCATCTCGGACAAGGTCCGCTTGCCTACCGTCTTGTCCTTTTGGGACAGCGCATAACGGATCTTCTCTCCGGCGAGTGTGTCGCCCCCCAGCGCGGTGAAGTGACTATGCACCAACTCACCCATAGCCTGCACGGCGTCCTCATAGGTGTAGGCCGCCGCCCTCTCTTGGTCTGCCAGGAGGATCGCTTCCGCTGAGTCCATCCCGAACGTATAACGTAAAATCTCCTCGAAGGATGAGAGGCTCATGAACATGTTGCGGAGCTTGGCTGTCCACCCAAGATCAGCGATGGCCTTGGCGTCCCGCTCGGGCGCTTCTCCGGTCTTGCCGGTGTCGACCATGAGGCTGTCCCTGATCGCCTGCCGGGCCAACCTCTTGGCGAGGATCTTCGCCTGCCACGCTTGGTAGCCGGTCTCGTAGGTCTCCTCGACCGCCGCGTAGGCCGCCTCCATCTGGGCCGCGCTGGCACCCTCGGACACCCGGGTGTAAATGGGCCGGCCCAGTTTGTCCAACCGCCCAGAGTCGGCGTATTCCGGCAGCCACCCGCCCACCAAGTTGACCAACTCACGCTCCCGCTGCGCGAGGGCCTCTTGTTCCGGGGTCAGGTCACCAGAGGCCAGCTGCAAGTCGAGCCCCGCGAGGGCCTTCTCGGTCTGTGCGGCGGTCCACTTGTAGGCCACCCGCACCACGTCCATCAGTAGCTGCACCTCGGGCCCCAGCTTGCCGGTCATCTTCTCGCCCGGCTTGGCGTTCTGAGCAGCCGCCCGCTCCAGTAGCTTCTCGAGGCTGGCCGTGAATTCCTTCTGAAGGTGGCGCTCGAGCAGGGGGGCGATGCGGTCGATGCGCCGGGCGATCTCATCCGCCCGGGCCTCGTCCGTGGCCAGCCCGGCGAGTTTGATCTGGCCTCCCACTTGGTAGCGGATCTCCGGCGGGAGAGCGCCCACGATGGCGTCCAGCGTCCGCATGTCCCGCAGCAGGGAGGCCCGCGGACTGTAGTCCTTCTTCTGCTTGGCGTCGATCCCGGTGCGCCACTCGTCCGCGGCGTCCTTCCCGAACTGGGCCTGCCGCATGGCCTGCTCCTTGTCGAGGCTCTTCTTGGTCCGCGGCTCATCGATGGCTTGAATCTTGCCATTCCACGTCAGGCGCTCGGTCGTCCAGTCGGTCTCCAGCTTACGCAGCCGGCGGGCCGCCTCCGCCGAGATCTTCCGGCGGGCCTCGGGGTCTTTCTCCAGCCGGGCATCCAGCCGGGCCTGCACCGCGTCCAGCTTGGCCCGGGGGCCGATAGACATGGACACCGCGGAGGTCTCGGCATTGGTGCCATTGATCCGGTTCTCCTCCGTATCGCGCCAACTCTTGGAGGCCGGCTTGGTCGAGTCTTCAAATTCAAGGGTGGCGATGAACGGGGCCAGCGCTTGGTTGACCGCCGCTTTCTCCTCGTCCGTCCAGTCGGCCGCGGTGCGCGTGTATTCCGGCCGGAAGACCTGCTTGAACAGCTGCCGGGTGATGGTGCCGCCGCGGATCTTGTCCTCCAGCTCGCGCATGCGGTCGGTCATGATCGCCTGCTTCAGGTTGGTGTTCCCCAGCGCGATGATGCTGGGAGCCAGTTCCGCGAAGTTATCCCCGGCGGTCTGCCGGTTCCGCTGCGTCTGCTCGAGTCGGGCGCGGCCCTTCTCTTGAAGCTCCACGTCGGCGTCCATCCGCCGCGGCCCCACAGACATGGAGGAGCTCCCTTGGTCTGCGTTGCGCATGGCGGTCCGCCGGCGCTCATACTCGGCCGTCGCGTCCCGTGCCGCCGCCTCGATCTCGGCGTCGGTCGCCCCCGGGTCGATCACGTATTCGTTGTCTCCTGTCAGGCGTCTGGCAAATGCGCCGAAGGTCGAGTAGGCTCCGGCGTCCTCTCTGTTCCACCGGGCCAAGGCATCGATCAAGAACGAGGCCGCATCAGGACTACCGCGGTCGACGTCATCCTCCGCGTCGGCCTCCATGCCCTGCTGGTTGCTGCTGGCCTGCTCCAGCAGGGTCTCCAGTTCGTCTTCCATGTCCAGCACCCCACGCAGTTTGCCGGACTCGTATTTGGCGTCGATGGCCTGCTGCAACTCGGCAATTCTGGCCTCGGTCGCTGAGACCGCTGGGGCACCCCTCCGCGGGCCCACGGACATGGAGGAGGCAGAGCTATCCTCTGGTGTGGCTTGCGCGTCCGGCGCAGCACCCAGATCGAGCCCGGCAAACAATTCCTGCTCCCACTCCTTGGGTTGGATGCGGTCCACGGTGGCAGGCTTTGCTGCGGCATCAACCATCACAAATTCCCCCTCGACCGCGGTCTTGTCCTTCTTGGATTTCTTTCCGGCTGGCTTACTCTGCCGCTCAAAGAGGGTGCCACTACGGATCCGCTCCCGGGTCGTGCGTGCCGCGTCTTCGTAGTCGGCCGGAGCAGACAGCTTGGTGGTCGACCCCAGTGTGGCAAACAGGTCTTTTTCGTTGTACCACAGGGCCGCCTGCATGTCGGCGATGGAGATGCTGATGCCCATCCTCTTCAGCATCTTCTGGGCTTGGTCCATCACGTCCTGCTGGAACATCCGCTCCTTGTCGCCCCGCGGGGCCTCCATGATGTTCTCCCGGTTCTCGATCCACGTCTTGGCGGCTCGTCTGACCGCAGACTTGTCCTTGTAGCTGGTCGTTTTTT